CTTATGCGTCATAGAGGAGAAATAAGAAAGAAAAAGAACCCGTCAGCTGCCCGAACACCAAGGCTCAGTACACGGCGACACCGCACAGCAGTGCACCAACAAGGTTTCTTAATCAAGATTCCCCACACAATCCTTCAATTTCCACATCCTTTTCCAACAGCTCATTTTCCTCACATTCTCTGCTATAGGTATCGAGCTCCCCGTCAAGTTTGGCTTCGGTCTTTTTCACCGGATAGGAAATGAATCCAGTCCACTTTGGATGAATAACCTTTTGCCCATCATCGACGATTCTCCGTACATACATATATCCCTTTTCCTCGTGATTGAATGTCTCCATATACTCGTTATAGATTCTCTCTTTTTTCTCCTCAGTCAAATTTAGGAGGATACTCTGAGCTTCATCAAGAACTTGAGCTCGAGAGGAAGAAAACGGGTTAGGAGATGTCCAATACGCCACTTTCCGCACACCATATTGCTGCTTCGCGATACGTGAGACTTCCGATTTAGGCATATACCCACCAACCATGCCACATCTTGAATAATCGGGAAACTCTCCGCCAAGATACACACGCGTCGCCTGACCGTTACTCTCTACTCCCGGGGCTACAGTCTTCCAGTCTGAGAACCCTCCTACGACATTCTGCCTAACAGCCTTCAAGTAACAGGCTTCAGCAAAGAAACGTGGGGATCTCTTTCGGATTTTAGACACCCTAGTTCCTCCCCATGCAACAGGGAAGGAAGGGAACAGGACACGATCAACATCAAATATGCTTCGGAGGATTTTGGATTTTTTGTATAGAGAAGAGGTTAACTTTTCTGCCCAGACACGATCAGGGCTTTTGTGCTTGCCATGATTGACAGCTACTATAAGAGACGGTCTAACTACTCGTACTTGGCTCAGTTCAAAACCTACACCTTTCCTTTCATACATCTCACTATTCACTGTCATTACCAGTCTATTCATCAACGTCTTCCCTCGAGAAGCGACACCCACCCACTGCTTCGACTCCGCCTTCCCACGACTCCCCTACCGTCTTGTCCCCGGATGTAACCACGTCATCTCCATTTATCCCCGCCTCATTGAAACGGAGAATCTCCCTTCGCAACTCTTTATCAGAGAGTTCCAGGATCTTGGGACGCTTAAACCGAAGGATTGAAACAAGATTCACAAGGCAGAGGATCGGGAAAGACAGAC